CAAATTCTTGTTTGGCTGTTTCAACAAATTGCTCTACTCCCTCTTTAATTTCTTGTGATTGCCTTTGTTGTCCCTCTAAGGTTCCCAAAGCTCTTTTCATGCCACGCTCTTCCGCGACACGAAACGCTTGGGCTAACTCCTTATAGTCTTTTGGAACCCAATCTTCTTTCTCATAAGGTGCTATATCTTTTTGCTCTGGTGGCTTGTTGTGTTTTGCAAGTTCCTGTGCCTTGCGCGTATAATCTGGGAGAAGTTGATCATACTGATCTGCTTTTTGGGCGAGTTGTTGGAGTTCTTCGAGGGTATATTCTTTCCCTGCGATACTTACCTTCTCGCCTTGAGGTGTCTCCTCACCTTTATCTTCGGGTTGAGGGCTTTCGAGTTCTTCTCCGCCTTCTGGCGAATTCTCTACTTCTAAGCCCTCTTGACCTCCTACATTCTCTTCCATACGTTTGTGCACTGCCATCTCTCCTCTTGGTCTTACGACTGATTCAAGCCGCTTGGTGCAATTACTTTATTATGCTGCTGGTACTACATTCGCATCATCACTCACTGGCCTTACAAACAGATAAAAATCTATCACACCTGTCAAAATATCTGCCGTTCCCACTGTTCCAATAACGTCTTGTCCGTTTGCTAAAATCCTTGAAGCAGACATCACTGAAGCTAACTCGGTTGCCGCATCTGGAGTAGCATCATGCCATATCTCATTTGCGTCAATTTCCGTTGCAGTCGTTTCCGCTATAAACAAATTTGCTGTTGTAGAAGTCCCGATTTGGAGTGTTGCCGTATCTCCAGTAAGAAGTGTGGTACATACAGCAAGCAATCTCACGATCACCACTCCCGTAACAGTAAAAATAGTAAAAGGATCGTTGGCCCCACCATCATCTCCGATAGCGTCTGTGGTAGCTCCGGCAAACGTGATGGTCTTTTTAACCAATACTCCGTCTACATCTTGGATAGGAACATGATTTGCGTCCCTATGCATTGCTATGTTTAAGTTCATTACTTTGTTTGCTCAATCATATGTTGAATAAGTTCATTTCTTTTCGACACCTTAGATTTAATTGATTCCTTTTGTCCTTTTAACGGTTTTGGGGCAACCATTTCTTTTACTTTTTTACCAGCCATACCTATCGCACGACCAGCACCACCTATAAGTGCACCCCTTAAAGCACCTTTTACGGCACCTTCTCTTAATCTTAAAGCTTTGCTAGCACCACCCATTGCAGCACCACTCATTTCCTTCACCATTTGCGTAGGATCCATCTTTAAACCCTTCATTCCAGAAAGCATCTTTCCACCCATCATCTTTCCAACGTTTTTTGCTTTATGCAAAGCATCTACTGCTTTTGTATATGTATCCATAATTATTTAATTAGACATATTATTTTCTTAATCTTTTTTTTAATTCTTTTTTAATAGGACTTTCTTTATATTCGGGCAAACTCTTAATATCTGAAGTTTTCTCTGCAAACTCTTTGGCAACTTCAGGATGTTTTGCATACAAATATCTTCTTTGTGCTTGTGATTTGAAAGGCATATTATATTCCTGCAGAACTCATTACATTTTGTAACTGCTCACGGATTTGAGCCATGACTTCTTGTTGTTGATCTGGTGGCATTTGCTGGAATTCCTGGCTTGCCATCAAATCCTCTGCCTGCTGTCGCAACTGTCCCATCTCTTGCGCCTTGGGATCTTGTTTTTCTGCTTGAGATACTCCCTTTACTGGTGCCCCTTCTTGTTGAGGGGGTTGCATAGCCTGTTGCACCCCTTGGAATAATTGTAGGGCCTGCTGTATCTTAGCTAAGTCCTCTTGAGACATATCAAGAATTGCAAATGGATTTATCTTATACATCTCCAATTCTTTAGCTAATTGCATAGGATTATCACGCTCTGTCTCCTTAAAGTATTGAAGAGGTGTAATAAGACCCGCTATAGCTTCTTCTTTTGCCCTTTCCGCCTTAAACAATCGGTCTTCTGGCATTATCTGACCTGGGATAATCTTGATTTCAATACCGTCTGTTAAATCATCCTGGGTAATTGATATTACGCGCTTAGCTCCTTCAGCTCCTATTGGTTTTACATAATGGCTTTCCGTGTATTTCACCTTAACCATTTGGAACATCCAGTTGTAAATCTGGTAATGAATAAAATCTACCAAACCAACAATCTCATCTAATCGCTGAAAGTTCTGTTCTCGTAAAATAGCTCTACCTGTTGCTGTTTCCTGCGAGCCTCCTTCTCCTCTAAATGTGGTATTTGTACCAAATATGTTATCTATCTCTCGTATAGAATGTTCTAACTCATTAAGGATAAAAGAGGGCAATTCCTTACCCGTTTCAATAGTTACTCCTTCTCTTACCCCATCTCCATACCAAATCCCCCTAGGATCGGACTTTGCGGCTTGTGCATCGGCCTTGGAAATAGTAGTAAACCTCGTATCTACCTTATAAACCCCATTCATTGTCTCTGCATTATCTGAAATCTGGCGTTTACGCTTATCCACTTCTTCTTGTAGAGGATTCACCTGTTCAATTAAGGAAGTTTCTCCGATCGGACTATCTTCAATATTTAGAATTGTCCCAAAAATATAGGGAACCAATGGCCGATCAAAATGGTTGAAAAGATATTGCTCATATTTAGTAGCCGAACCCTTGCGATAATCATTTTTTTGTCTTAAACGCTTCAACTCTACCTTGCGGGAATCTTCATCCATATACTTAAGCTTCGTTTGCTCATTTTTGGTAACCTGCAAGCCATCCCAATCCCAATAAGGATGAGGTTCATATCCCATCTCCATACCCTGCAACTCATAGATCACACAATCCTCAATCCAAGCTTCCCTATACTCAACCGTAAGGTTTTCTACCAATAAGCGTTCTTTTGAATAGCCCACTTTCTTTAAAATCTCTTTCTCTTTTTCTGGAAACATCTCAATCAATTCCATCACAGGCTTTTCCGGTATCCTTTCAATAGCAAATTCCGCTTCAAACATAGAGTTTGCGCTTTTCGGAAGACGTACATTCCTTGAGTCTACAACTCGAATATCAAAATCATCTAGCACAGGATTCCAAAATATCTTTAACACTATTACCTTAGAAAAGAATAGAAATCGCAAGGCCCTCCTCATCTTCTCTTTGATACTTAAATCAGTATATTTAGCCAATAAGAAGTCCTGCATATCCTCTGCCAATAACCCTGCTTCATTTGTTTCATTAGCTGGAATGACATTTGGCTTGGAAGGACGACCCGTAAGGTTGTTTATGACCGATTCTACCGCTAGGAAAGTACGGTTATCCCGTACTTTTGAACGTTTATTCGGCACATAAGCTAACCATTCAGGTTGGTTTGCCCATATTCCTTTGTTCTTTTTAAAAGTGCTTTCCACCTTAGACCACAAAGTAGACGATTCGTTCCATCGATTTTCCACTAATGCCGCTCTCTCTTGAGGTTGTAGGGAGTCTAATTTCGTAGACATAGGTATAATCTTGGTATTCTTATTTTCCCAAAAAACAAAAAAGCCTCCTAATAAGAGACCTACTTTTAAAGCTAAAACACCAAAAAACGTGCCGAATTTAAGAGGCCTTTTCCACAAGCTTTATATAGTTTTCCCCACCTATTTCTTCCTTAGATCCATATCGTAAAGCAAGCTTGCATGACCTATAAAAATACCTTATTTGCCTAGTCGAAAGGTTAATGTAGAAAGTTTCTAGTTGCCTATGGGTCTTGCCATATTTCCCTCCATTCCCTTGCACCATTTCAAACACAGTCCTTATTTGAGATGTTTCTAATCCCCATTTCTTTGCAAATTTCTCAAACATAGGATCAATAGTCATATTTAGCCTCTTCCATAATTTGTTCTAGATCTTCAAGCTTCTGTCCCTCTGGCGTATTAACTACAACAGATCTTGGCTGTAAGAAGCTTGGCTCTTTCAATATCTCCGTTGCTATCCCGCTTCTCTTACGAGCGATCCAATAAAACCATAGCGCTGAAGCCCAATGGTTCACTCCTGTACTTGTAACCCATACATACCTTTTAGTCCCCAATGGAGTATCTTCTTGTATACGCGACATTGTTTCCCAGTGTTGAATCATCTTCTCTAACTCCTCTTTAGGCAAGTCAAACATAATCTCTCCTCTCTGCATATCATGTACCGTTCCATCAATCACTCTATTACGGTCTATCCATACATAACCCCAGTTCTTTACATCTTCAAAATTTCCTTTATCTCCTCCCCACTGAATGATCTGCGCTATGTTTTTGTCTTGCCGGTAAAAAGCTAGAAATATCTTAGGAAACTTTTTTCGAAACTCTTCTGCCCATGTACGCTCTGGCCCAGAATCCATTACGGTAATGGGATTATACTTCCTAATAACATCCTCTAGCTCCTCTCTCGACTTGCACTTTCCTATCTTAAATATACCATCTTTATTGCCTAAAACCCAGTGTTTCTCCGCCCCCACGTCCACACCCATATATAAAGGCGGAACATCTAAAGATTTACTCGTCCAATCATCAGTTATTATGGTGCGGAAATCTCTTCCTTCTCCTGGGGCATACGGCTCACCAAGCACAAAGTTCATAAAATACTCAACACCTTTTTCTTCTTTAGCAACGATCAACTCCTTAGCAGTAACCCATGTAGCCATAAGTTGAGAAATATGATAGCCGGATACTTCCCCTATCCCCGTCTTCTCCCATTTCCCTCTGCGCCGTTCTTCATACGTCAGTTCTTTGCCGCATTCTCCACAAATAAATACACCTTGAAGCTCCGATACATTCCTTTCATACGTCAAGTATTGTTTTGCATTACAACCTAAACAAGTTATAAACCACTCTTTCTTATCTGATTTCTTCCAGTAGTTATCTACTCCCACACCCTTTAGAGAAGGATTAGAAAAATACCAAGTGCGCTTAAACTTTGAAGAAGATATACGGGAAGTATACTGCTCAATAATATTCAAATCAGAACGATCCAACTCATCATGCATCAAAGTATCGGTAGTTGTAGAGATTGGCGCCGCCTTTGAACGAGTACCCTTAAAATATATAAAAACATTGCCTATTTGTTTTAGCCCTACATTATCTAACCGGATACGTTTTCTGATTACCTCATTAGCTTGGAATATCTTATCTGTTTTAGTTTTGACAAACTCTTCCACATCAGAATCCGAAGGCATGGTATATATTGTACTCAAACCCATCTTATCCGCCATGAAAAAAGTCTTGAGGTTCATAGACACGGATAATCCCACTTGAGCACATTTCTTCACTATCTGTACAGGAGAATAGTCCCGTAAGATATCAAACAAAAAAAGATGATCTTTGAACTCCAAAGGCTCATCTTTCTCATTCTTAATACCGTTCTGGATAATGAAGAAAGGAAGTGAATAATTTTCTAGCTTTACTTCAGGCATTTCTTTGTATTTTCCTTAGCCTCTCTTGTGATTTCAATGACTTTCCACTAAAACCAAAATCCTTCTCTACGTTAAATATCCTTTCTGCTTTCTTTGCCATACGCTCTTGATGCTCTCCCCACGGTTCCCCATAGAAACTCTTAAACCCATAGTCATCAGCCTGTAGAGTATCTTGCGCATATTGGTTACGCGCTTCATTCACCACATCAGATCGACTGTAATAAGGGTCATAATCTCGA